CTGATAGTCCTGTGATCTTTAATCTTCTCTTGAACATCGCTTTTACTTCAGGATCTTTTAATGACTCGGCAAATGCTGCTCGTTCATCACCTTGAAGTAATCCTTTTTGGAATTTCTCAACCAAATTATCTGATTTATATGAATCAATTGGTTGAAAAATATGATCCATAGTATCTCTTAACTCCAGGACTCCTACATGAAAATCACTTACCCAACTCGCTGCGTCACTAAGCACTCCCTTAAGGTTTGTAACATTATCTACCGAAGGATCAATTGTTTCAGAAAACGCACTAATACCTTTGGTCACTTTTCGTATGATATCTTCAAATAACTTAGTAGTCTCAATAGTTCCTTCTGCTGCATTTGGAAATCCCAAAAATTTCGCTAAGAGATTGGCTATTGAGCGTTTAAGATCGTTTATCAATGGACCCCAAGCCATCAATGTCTTCTTAATATTGCCGAGACCTTTATTCCAGTCATCATTTGTCTTCAGCATATCTTTCTTTGCGTCGGCTTCTTTTTGTAGCTTTTTTCGCACTTTTTCCGAAGAAAACATTAATGCAGCCTGACTTTCGTCAATACCAAGAGTCGATGTCAGAACATTTTTCTCAAAAACGCCAAGAGTTTGCCAGCTTTTCCCTTGTTTGTCCAACTCTTCTCTCATCATCTTCATACGTTTAGTTGGATCTGTCTCTAACATTAGTTCCATCGAGTTAATGTTGGTTCCAAAAATAGTGTTAAGTTTAGCGGCAGTATCAGCAGTACCTTCAAATGTATCCATTTGCTTACCAAATGCGGCGTTGACTTCTTTGATGGATAGTCCGAGTTGTCTAGCTTTTGCTGCTGACTTTAAAAACTCCTTAGAACTTGCAACACCAAAACGTTGAACAACATCAATATTTTCGCCCATATCTCTGCGAATTTGATTTACAGGTACGCCATAGTTAACAGCAACACCGGTGGCGTCTTTCATTACAGTGTTCAACTCTTTAGCCGATGAGCCCGTCTTTAGAAATGCATTCATGAGTTGACCGGCTTTTTCTGCACCGAGACCAACATACTCTGACAGCATCAAGCCTGCTTTAAGTGTTTCTTTTGGCAGACTGACGGCCAACATGCTAGACGCCAAATTCTTTACAGCTTCAGCACCCTCTTGAAAGGTGTAACCGAGCTTCTCAAACTGCACACCAGTACTAACAGCACTCTGTTTGATACCTTTGGTCATTTGACCCATGTTACCCAACTCTTTGTTCAGTTCTGCATTTGATGGAATAACTTTTTTGTCCAAGAAGTCGTAATACTCAGTAAAAACTGAAATGACTCCTTTAATTGCTAACGCAAGGGCTCCGAGTGCCAACATCTTTGGGTTGAAGATGATCTTGGCTATCTTTTGCATCTTTTCATAGAGACCAAGTTGCTCAAGCAAGCTTTTTATTGCATTTGTGTTATGCTTCTCTTGAATCTTAAGAAGTTTTAGTTTCTTCTTGTATGCTTCGCCTTGCTTGGTGATAGAGTCGAACATTTTATCTTCAGCACCAACAGTTATTTCCGCTCGCTTATTGTAGTCCTTTATGTGTTCAGCTTTTTCTTTTATCTTCTTCAGCATTGGACCCCAAGTGTTTGCTACTGACTTATCAGCGGTTTTGATTATCTCTTTTTGAATTTTGTCAAACTTTTTTTCGCTCTCGGTCATAGCTTTCAGCATTTTCTCTACAGAGCCAAATTGGTTCTGTAGTTTCTTGCTGTTGATTAAGGCATCTTCTAGGAGGTTGCCGAAGTTCAAACTTTTTCCTAGTTGTCTTTCGAACTCTTTAGCCATTTTGTTGACTTGGTTCGCAATATCTTTTTCGTTGTTGTCTTCTTTTTTTGCCATTTTGGCATGCCTCTTGCAGCGGATCTTATGCTACACGCACCTTCAAATAAGTAGTTGACAGCGAAGAGAATTGCTGGTATACATAGTAGGTTCCTTCATCCCCACAGGAGAGAGTGCGATGCTATTCCTTTTTTTGTACCTCGTTGTTGGTGTTGTGGTGTGTTTTTTTTGGGGCCTTCACAAGATCTGGGACAGATACGAGATTGCAAAGATGAAAACAGAAGAACGCATCTATCGGCAGGACCTGCTACGAAAAGCAGATCCTTCACTCCAGGAAGCCTACAGAAGACTGTGGGAAAACAAGTATGAGAATCTCTAACTGTTTCTGCGAGGGCTAAGGATAGACGAATCCACCCGCCGAGAGGTGTTGGCATCCGTAGACTGCTGGACATATTTTGCTCGTTGGGCCGGGGTAAGAGGTTTGTCAGTTGACTCTGAGCCAGCAGCTTTATCTTGGTGCTTTTGCCAGCGTTGCAGTAGCCATCGTCGATAAATCACCGGCAAATGGTACGTTGCTTCAAAGCTCATGGAAGGATAGCACTGCATCACCGACCAAATTGACTCCAAGAACAAGTCTTCCTTGCTAACCGACGTCAGGCCAAAAAAAGGTCGTGCCGAGCGGCACATCTACCTCCGACTCGGCGGTACACCGAGAGCAAACAAATTCTTGCTTCATTTCAACACCAGGTTCGATGTCTGTCATGTATTTGCGATATGCCTTAGCATCATAAGCCATCAAGTTATCAGTAATTTTCTTGATCTTTTGCCTATCTGTCACTCCGTTGACCGCAACTGTCGCAGCAAAAAGACGACTCGTAACCACTTCATCAACCTGAGAACCCAGTTTGCGGCGGCGGTCGGCCATACGAGACAACTCTGCTTCATCAGCTCCTGTAAATAACCTAAACTGCATTTGGAGGCCCGACTTAGGCAAGGTGTATTCAAACAAATTTGTATTGGGGTACACAGGGTTAGCACCGAGCGATTTTACCTTTAAACGAGCTAGTGAAAACTCATAATCAGATTCCTCGTCACAGTCAGGACAACTTACCTTGACTTTATACTCTGATCCGTACCCAGTGACGCGAATAGCGATAAGAACTGCATTACGGTCACCTGTCAACATTTGATCAACGTCCACCGCCTTATTTAGCAGGCAAGATTGCAAAAGATGAGTAATCACTGTCCCGTTCTTGATAAGGGCCCTAGATGTCAAAATGTCTTCCTGCTTTGCGGACATTGCACGGATGTCAACTCGCTCTTCATTGGATAGTACATTGTCTATCGGATAGACCAAGCCCCTAGAAGGCAGAGGAACAGATTCGACAGGTATATCAAATCCCACACTGTTTGATAGTGCTTCTAGCTTGTTTTGAGATGCTGGGGGTTGCGGTGGAGGTGGGGGGCCCTGAAATGGATTTGGCTGATTCTCTTCTTCACTCATAAATTCTCCTACTTGGGACACTTACTGTTTTTATTTTTTTGTAAACGCAATATTAAATGCTTGATATCTGATTTTGCCAGAATATCATGAACAACGCGTTCGATAAAATCTAATTTCACTTCTCTAGAGCGGTTACCCAAAAAACTATTAAAGCTCTTTACGAATAGTTTCTCTACTCGCTTCATTTCACCGCTTATTCCACCTTCAAGAAGCAAATCAGATAATTTCATGTTTATAAATATCGACCACTGTGCTTTTGTGCACCGCTATTTTAGTAACCATTTCCTATGGCCGCAATCTTCAATACGATATAGTCGTCTTTCGTCACCAAACAATTTTCTAGAGAAAATACCGTTACTTGCTTGATCGATTTCTGTAGGGTATTTGTCAAACTCTTCCTGAGAGATATCATGCGGTGGATTCAATCGCTTGCATTTGAACCTCCACTGGCGACTCTTTAGATCAGTGTACCAATAAGATGGAGCAGTGGTTTGAGTAATTTCTTCAAATCCTTGGGCTTTATATATATTGCCATTAGACAGTCTATTATTGGAAAATGATATAATGGGTCTCGGTAGCAAAGAGATTAACTTGCTTGCGGCACCTGGAATTACGTAATCGCGATTTGTTGCAAAGCGAGCAATCTCAATTTCGCCACGGAAGTTTGTCCTGATTGTCATTGCCGCCATAATTTCGTCTTGGTAAGTGAGGGCAATTCCTTTGGATGCTCTTGCGGAACCATCCAAGTGATTACGCTCGAAGAAGTCTTTTAATTTGGCGGCTTTGTCAATATGCTCTACTCTGCATTTTCGAGCAAATATTCTTTTTTCTATAAGCCCGAGACGATACTTAATCATTTGCTCAATTAGCTCTCTTTTGTTGAGCCATTCGTCCGCAAAGAAAAGGAGCAGATCGAGGCCTTTGTCACGCATGAGCTTTGCTTTGTCGCGGTGGGCGTTTCTTTTGGTGCCCTTCCAGGCGGAAGAATGCCAAAACAACCCGCAAACTTCGATGCCGAAATTCCTATCTGGAATGAATATATCGACCTGCTTCGGTGGTATGATACGAAAGGATCCTTTTTCGACGAAGCCAGGATACGTGGTTTCTACGAATTTTGCTACTTCTTTTTCCAACTTTGATGTTCCTTGATTTTTACATTTTGGACATTGATGATCAGCTTGTTGTAGGTTGAATATACTGGTGTCAAATGTAGTGTTATGTTTTTCGCACTTGAATGGCAAAAAGCACCTGTTGCCATCGTATTCAGAGTACTCGAAAAGAGGGATATATTGTTTTGCTTCACACAGACCTTTAATGGATGTTTTTTCCTTTATTTGAGACGAAGACAGACAATTTCCATGTCTCCAGTTTAGCAAGTTCTTGTCTTTTACTTTCCTCTTTATGTCTGGGTGTTGGGCCGGATTAGGTACTCCATATTTAGCTAGAAATATACTTTCTGTTCTTTCTTGGTTTGTGCCGTGTAGTGAGCTGGCGTTGCCATACTTTTCAATGTTAGTGTTTTTGATCTTTTCTATGATTTCTTGCGAACCTGCTGGTGAGCCGCCGTATTTTTTTATGTGAGTCTCTTTTACCTTATCCATAATCGCCTTAGACTGAAAGGGCCTTTCGACTCCGTATCTCTCTAGACAGGTTTGTTTTGATTTCTCTAAAAAACTGTCTATATCCCTATTTGCTTGAGCTTTTTCTTTTACTCCTGGCAGTTTAAAAGGAGAATCAACACCATATCGCTCCAACATAGTTCGTTTGACTTTTTTAGAGTTTATCTTTTTTTGTTCTGCAGGTAGTGATTGCTGATGACTTCTTTGTTTGTCTGCTATTTTTTTCTTTGTAGCAGACGACATTCGCTTGCCTAATGTAGGTTTGTGATGGTTGTGTAAATAGTCGTTGAACCTGTACTCTTTCTTGACATATTTTGTTGAATTTCCGCACCCACAGAGACAAAGAGGCACCTTACCAGTCAAGATATATTGAACAGTATAGTTTTCCTGATCTAATGCGTGGTACTTTTTTAGATGTTGAGGAAAGTGCTTCTTACTTACCTCTTTGTTGCAAACCAGACACACCATAAGTCCATTATAACACAAACTACAGTGGTTGTAAAGTGAAAACTAACAGGCAAGATCAAACAAACAGTAACTGCTTGATTTTATTGATTAAAACTGTAGGATCGCTTGATCAAACCGTAAAACTAGAGCAATATCAACAGGATCGGAAAGCGAATAATCTAAATCATTAAAATTTGCGTCCTGGATCCAGCAATTTTGCAATTCCCAGTCCTCTACGACTGCTCCGGGACCATCAATCAATTTTAAATTAATTGTTTTCTGATAAAATACAGCATAACCCATGCGTCCCGTGACGTTCTCAAAACAAAGCCGGATCCACTCCATCACCTTCTGTGCTGCAGAAGGGTTAATTGGGTCATATAAGGATAGGTTCAGGGGGGCCCAGGTTGCCTTACCAGCAACATATCTCTTCACATTAATATAGTCAATGACAGTTTCATCAAAAGTGACCTGCGGGCGAGTGGCGGTCTTTGCCGTAAAGGCATCGATGCCATTAATGGCGATTACCCATCTACCCTTTCTTTTTGGCTCATAAGTATTAGCCAATAAATCGTTTGAATCAAGTAACTCAGCCATTCAATTTCGTACTCCGTTTAAATATCGTAATTTCCTTTTATAAATACTCTGCTTCAACAAATTTTACTCATCAAATGAGGCACCGCTCTTGCTGATAACGAAGTCAACAGAAATAAATTCTGCTGTTCTGGTAGGAACAAGGAAGATCTTGCCTGCCATGATGTTTCTATCAATCAATTCCGGTGGATTTGTTGATGCATCAAATACAACCTTAAAAGTTTCCAGGCCTTGCTTGATCTTAATCTCTTGCAAGATGGGATTAATCAATTGACGGAATCTTGTTTGTGTAGCTGCATTGTTTGGTTCGAACACAAGATACCTAGTAGCAGAAGCGACTAGTTTCTTAGCTCGAATAAGCA